TCTTGCGCTTCAATCCATAAAGAGTTTGAGAAACATGAATGGGTTTCAATATATGTTCCTAACGCCCTTGAAGAGGATGCAAGCAATGAAGAATACAATACGTTTTCAATGACTGTATTTGAAAAATATTATCCTCAATACAAAACAATAGATGAAGTTGTTGAGGCTTTAAAATATGGAGTCTACGATCTTATCCATGAGCTAGAAGCCATTGAGCTTAGAGCCAAGCAAGAATCAAATTAATCAATAGGAAAACCTTACAGCCTCTTAGCTATTCGCTAGGGGGCTTTTTGGGTGTAAGCATTCCGCTTATAACCAACTAATACAAAAATATATATACTATGAAACTAGAAACATTTGAAGATATAAAGTTTTACGTCGGCGACCGCGTCCAAGATGCAATTGAAGACGAAAAGACAGAGCTTAGAAAAAAGATTATAGCTTACTACCTTGAACATAACGATACCGATTGGTTGAACATGTTTGAAGACTGGTTATATGAAACGCAAAATTACATTGCGGAAAATCTTAGCATGTATTACCGCGATGCTTGGAACATTGTTAATCTTGCAAGGTTCGCTTGGACTGAAGAAGACAGACAGTATTACTGGGATGCGACCGAGCTAGTCGAAGACGGCAAGCTAGTAGATTTATGCCAAGTTGGCGTAGATGTCCTTATGACAAGGTTAAGTCATTCCATAGTGGATGCGATTGCACGCGACGAACTTAACGAGCAATTGGAGCCGTTTGTATCTAAGGTAGTTGAAACCCTACAAGCTAAACTTCAACCGCATATTGACTAAACCTCACGGCCTCACCTCACAAGGGTGGGGCTTTTTGGGTGACGGGTGTCCCGTTAAACCAACTAATAAAAACGATACTATGAAAACAAAAACAGATACAAACGATGCCAGGCAAACACTAGAATCATTCTTTGAAAGCGTGGTGTGGATACCTAATCCAAAGTTTCAAAGCTTTTGCAGCGATATATTCAAACGCTACGAAAGCAACATTGTAGAAGCGGATTGGTTTGGCTCTGGAGGCGGGTGCTATCACCTATTGTTTCGCTTACATAGCGGACATATCCTTGCCATTCACACCGATGCCAATGTTTGCGAACATAGCTTTGATGCTTGGGAAAGCATTGAAGACTACTGTTCCGACGAAAATGACGCTTACGGTGGAGGCTTTGGATGGGAGCATGAATCGCCATACTACAACGAGCGTTGCCAATCGATAGCTTAAATTAAACAGCTCGCATTCTTAGGGATGCGGGCTTTTTGGGTGTCGGAAATCACCGGCGAACCAATAACATAAACGATACAACCATAAACGATACTATGAAAATCAAACCAACCAGGCTAGTCAAAACAGAAAAGCAAGAGGAGAGTGCGTACGTCGTATTCTGGAGCATAATAGTTGGCGGGATACTGCTAGCGGTAACAATCATATCACACTACCTATAACCAACAAACATAAACGATACTATGAAAACGCAATACGAACTAAAATATCCTATTCACTTCGAGGTCCACGTTTTTGGAACCCCGCTTTGCAAGGGCTTTAGCCGACAAGCTATTGGTTACACGGAGCGAAACAGTTGCTCGAGAACTAAGAGCCTAAAGACCGCTATCAAACAGGCCAAAAAGCACCGCGGAAACGTGGTTGCTTATTGGTTAGAAGACAAGCCAAGTCACTCCAACCGCACGGGAAGGCAAATGACTTACGGAGACAGGATAGTTTATTCTTTCTACGACCCCTACGGAACCCGAAAAGGGGCTGGCAACGATCACGGAAACTCACCGCTTGAGACGCACTTGGATTACTAATATGAAACTATCCGACGAACAAGTTTTCGTACTCAGCATAGTTGCAAGCATAGCAGGGGCAATCATTTGCTTTTGCTACGGCTTCTACTGTTTGCACTTCTAAAGCCCGGCCCTCTAGGTTTTCACCTGGGGGGCTTTTTTTCGTGGACAAAGCCTAAGCTTTTGTCACTATTCAAACGAGACTGCTAGGCGATGCCGCGCAGCACAACAACTAACAGGGGGTGTAAGGCGATCGACTTGGTCTAGAACTAAGGACGGGGGTTCAAATCCTCCCACCTCCACCAATTTTACCAAAGAAGCGAACAAGATACGAATCAACAGAAACTAGACGCATACATCAGCGACATAATACGAGGCAAGACGCTATATAAAATTGAGTGAGTAGCTCGTCGAAACTAAGCGAAATCGACTGCCAAATAAAATGTGAGATTGATCAATATGAGCTATGTAAGTCCACTCGACACCGTAACCAGTCGGCATAGGACGCAAGTCTATGAGAACAGAGTCAGCGACATTCGCCGTGCTAGTCACAAAATTGATAGAGACAGACACTTCTTTGGTTCATTTAATCACAACTAACCACAAATCAATATGTATTCAGAATCAGCACGATCCACCCTGGCCTTCTGCCAGTCCATGACAGAAAAATATCACGAACTCCTCAAGACGGCGGACATTACCGATGCCGTGCAGCGTAGACCTAACAGACAAAAAATCTGTGTCGATCCAGAGGCCGAGGCTAACTGGCTATCGCTAGTAATAAAAAGAATCGAAGAGGAAGAAATGAGTTGGCCTCAGGCTATCAAGGGAACTCCGTGGGAGGGTAGACCAGAGGCAATGCGTCATCTTGCAATACGGCGCGGCATCTATAGTCAAAAAACTTTGAAAGCCAAAAGGGCGGAGGCAACCCAACGGATAAACGATGAAGCGAGACGGGTGAACAAGCTAGCCCGGAGTAGTCACATGAATCTCAAGGATGCTTTAGAGGATAGCACGATCAATGAAAATCAATACTATGCCGCCAAGGGCAGGTTGAATTTACCCCATATAGTTAATCGTCCGAACTAGTTAAATCTATTTGTCATTCATTGACTTACATAACTTCTCCTTGACAGGAAAGCTAGGGTATGCCTATATGGAATCAGATGTAAGTTATGTTAATTAGATACTCTAACATAGCACTAGAATGATCCAACATATTACTCAGATTTTACTGCACACTTTTTAAGTAAAGCTGTGCCTACAAAAAACCAACCGACTAAACATATGAAAATAAAAATACACACCTATCCAGATGGGCCTGCCTTGGGTCTGCCTAAAGATGAAATCGTATCAGCTATGGGACTCCGTGGTAGATTCTCCGATGCTCGTATTGGACAGCTTGAGTCAGGGGATCAGTATATTATGCCGATCCAGACCGAACTAGAGCCTCGCAGCGACACGCAGCTTCTTGCTTTGATGGCCGAGAAACAGCTACGGATTATATATGTAAACAACATAATGGAGCCACACATAAGAACCATAGTTGTTGTGACATCTGAATCCACAGAACTATGCAATCATGAGTATAATTCGGGTGAATGTTCTGACTTGGAAGCTCTTCGCGACGCGCTTAACTTCATCCTTGACCAAGAGGAACTATGAGTCACTTCTATAACTGCCAGAACCCATCGGAGCCTCAGTTCGAGGCCGAGGTGGGGACTCCTGCACAGGCTCGTAAAGCTGGAGCAGACGTTTATCCATCAGTCACGACTGTGCTTGGCATAGTCAAGGACGCGTTCCTTGATGAAGTCTACAAGCCAAGGATGATTACTGACCTAGCAAGAGAGCATCCACACAGGCCGTGGTCCGACCTCGCTGAGATGGTTTACGGAACGAGACCGCACCCAAAGGATGGTGAGTTAATCCCGTCGCATGAGTTCGGAACATCTGTTCACGGAACCATAGAGCGTATGATTAATCACCACGTCCTGGGCATTGACGAACACCCCGGTCAATCATGCTGGGACAAGTGGGCGATGCCGTTTCTTAACTGGATTGATGACAACAATGTTCAAGCCCTTGGCTGTGAAAAGATAGTCAGTCACGGGGGCATCAAGATCGCCGGCTCCGTCGATTTCATTGGAATCAAGGACTCCAGAATCTTCCTCGCGGACTACAAGTGCAGGGTGAATACTAAAGGTAAGGCTAAACGATACCAGAAGGACTGCTGTCAGCTAGCCATTGAGGCTTACATGCTGATGCACCTACAGAAGTTACCCTACCTGCCTAAGATAAGATCCGTCATTGTGGACTGCGAGACGGCAGAACATATGCACTACGAGTGGACGGACGAAGAGAGCCAGTGGGGTATCCGTGTAGCCAAAGCTGCGGCTAGCCTGTTCTGGATGTTAAGAATGCAACCCGTCGTAAAACAATAACCATGAACAAAGCACTACCAACTGACGCTAAGGCTCGCAAGACTTACCCCATGTATTCTGGCCTTATTCAATACTTTCCTCACGCGCTAGCCGCCGTGTCTCATTGTAGCTACCAAGGCAACCAACAACATCATCCCGACAAGCCACTTCACTGGGACATGAACAAGTCCGCTGACGAACTGGACGCACTCATTCGACACATGGTTGAAGAAGATTGGGATAAGGTAGCATGGAGGGCATTGGCTAATTTAGAACGCAAACTGACTGACACATGTTCATACAAAAATGGAACCACGGAATGATAGAGATTAACTTAACTGACGACGAAGTCATGATGTGCCAGCACATTGGACACCTGCGATCGGTGCTGTCCAGGGGCAACAATATTAAGGACAGAAAGCAGTCCAACATGGCCGGGCTAGATATAGATGCCCAAGGTGTTACCGCTGAGTATGCGGTAGCAAAGCACTTGAATGTATTCTTTGACCTCGGCCTCAGCCCTCGAACTGGGTCAGCCGATGGAGTAATGAAAGGTCACTCCTATGATGTCAAAAGCACTCACCACGCCTTCGGAAAGTTACTGGCAACCCTCAAGGACAACCCCGATGTGGACATGTATATCATGTGCCTCACACCGGATCGTTGGACAGTAAAGATGGTTGGCTGGTGCTGGAAGGACGAACTAATAAACAAAAAGAACATAAAGGATTTAGGTTACGGAAAAGGTTACGCGCTTGAGCAGAACCAACTCCGTCCCTTCAAAAAATAATATGAGTATGTCACAAGTAGAAAGTAACGTCGAACGAATACAAACTAGGATCGACATGATCCGACAGGAATCACGGACTCTGTCCTTTAGGATGGAGAGAATGCTTGAGCAGCGTAAGCAACTGACCCAAGAAAAGAATACTCTCAAGGATCTGCTCACGGAACTCAATGTATCTTCCACAAAATAAACTCAAGGACTGGAGGGTTAGACATCAACCCAAGAGCTGTCCCTTGTTACTGCGGAAAACTTCGGACTGGGTTGTGGATCATTGCCACAAATCCGGTATGGTCCGAGGCGTAGTATCGAGGGTCGGCAACTCCTTGTTAGGTAAGATAGAGAACTTTGCTTACCGCAGATGCCAGGTGAGCCAAAGCCATTTACCCGCCGTGCTTAGAGCAATAGCGGACTACGTGGAGCAGGAGCAACTGGATGTATTGCACCCCGTGGGACTGACTCAACTTTCAAAAAGATTTAAATCCTTGACATCCGAAAAACAGAAGGCCACTTTAGTAGATCTAGGGGCGAAACGAAAACAACTCATGGAATGT